AGGTAAGAATGGCGACAAAGCTAACTTCCGTGATTCAGAAGAACACAAGCCTTACGTGAGAACTACAACCGTTAAGACTCGTGCTGCTTATTCTCAGATTATGGAAGCTCTCTTGCAGAACGCAAGATTTCCTTTGATGTTTGAGCCAACACCAGTTCCCGAGGGTGTTCCTGAGTACGCAACTAATGATCCTAGTGTATCTGGTCCGGATTCCCAAGAAGACTTCGGTATTGGTTATGAGGGTGATGGGCGTACTCCAATGCCCGGTGCTACCGAAAGTGATATGAAGTGGAAGGAAGATGATCCTCTTTATCAGAATCTTAAGGAAGGTAAGTCTACTAATGAACAGTTTGGTCAAATAAGTCCTGCTGCAAGAGCGGCTCAAGAGATGACTAAGATTGTGCTGGATCAAGTGGAAGAATCCAACGGTCACACAGAACTACGTAAGGCAGTATTCGAAGCTTGTCTACTTGGCACTGGTATTATGAAAGGTGTGTTTACTGAGGAAAAGGTATCACACAAGTGGGAGAATGGGCAGTATGCTCCAAGTAAACGCAAGTTCCCTAAGATGAACTGTGTATCTACTTGGGACCTCTACATTGACCAGAATGCTCTACACATTGATGATGCTGAATGGGTAATCGAAAGACACCGTATGACTGCTAAGCAAGTTAGGGATCTTAAGACTCGTCCTTTCTTCCGTACAGAAGTTATCAATGAAGTACTTAAGGGCCAAGGTAACTATGTTAATGAGTCCTTTGAGCACATCATTCGGGAAGAAGATAACAAGGCACCAGATCATACTAAACTTTGGTCTGTGTTAGAGTACTGGGGTTTCATAAGTATCGAAGAAGCTATGGAAATGGGATTAGCTTTAGATAACACTCAGACTGATCAAGTACACGTGAATGCTTGGGTTTGTAATGGTAAAGTTATTCGAGTAATGACTAATCCTTTCTTACCTCAACGTATTCCTTACTTCCTATTTAACTATGAGGTTAACCCTTATAACATTTATGGAGTAGGTGTACCAGAGACCATGGAAGATTCTCAGAAGATGATGAATGGTTTCGCTAGACTTGCTGTAGATAACTTAGCTCTCGCTGGTAACATGGTGTTCGACGTTGATGAGTCGACTCTAGTTTCTGGACAAGACATGAGTATCTATCCGGGTAAGATCTTTAAGCGTCAAGGTGGTCAAACAGGTAACGCAGTAAATGGTATTAAGTTCCCTAGTACTGCTAACGAAAATATGATGATGTTCCGAGAGTGGCGTCAGATTGCAGATGAATCCACAGGTATCCCTTCGGTTACACACGGTCAGACAGGAGTCACCGGAACCGGACGTACATCTAGTGGCCTAAACATGATTCTTGAGAATGCCAGTCTGAACATCAAAACAGTTATTCGTAACATTGATGATGATCTATTGAACCCCTTGGGTAAGATGTTGTTCTACTGGAACATGCAGTTTAACTACGAAAATCTACCTCAAGGTGACTATGAGATTGTAGCCACAGGTATTCGCTCGTACACCAAGCAAGAGATTAAGGTACAACGCCTACAGACTCTGCTTAGTTTGGTACAGAACCCTGCGTTGGCTCCGATGGTTAAACTACCGTATATCATTCGTGAACTAGTAAAAGGAATGGATATGGACCCTGATGCTGTTATCAATGATTTAGATGAAGCTAAGATTTACGCTGAGATCATTGGACTAGCTGGAGGTGTTAATCAGCAACAAGGAGGAGCAGAAGTAGGCCCAGAAGGACCTGCTGGAACCTCAGGTAACACGAGTAACACTGAATCAGCGGGAAACCCGGAGGGAATTAATGGACAAGTCGCCCCACCAACTGCTTAAACATTTGCTTTTAAGTGAAGATTGGAAAAAATATGAAGAGTACTTGGCGGGTGAAAAATCCCGTCTTGTTACTCAACTTTGTAATTGCAATGAAGTTTTTGACATGAGATATATCCAAGGTCAAATAAAGACTATAGACGATATATTCAAGCTCAAAGACAAACTAGAAACGGAGATGAGAGGCCAACAGGCTACCCTCGCTCTCCATAATTAACAACTAGCACTCTAGATGCACGAGATTCTTATGATACCTCAAGCTATCAGACCTAGAAGGAGAAACTATTTATGTCTCAATCACAAGACGCAAACATCCTCGGAGCTACTCCATACCGCAACCCTCGTCATGCACAAGAAGCTGCGGACTTTGAAGACTTTGAAAAATCGCTACAGAATCCCGAAGGCCAAGGGGAAACAGTAACCGAGAAAGAGGAGAAACCAGAGCATAACTGGGAAAAGCGTTATAAAGACCTACAGTCCTACACCGCCAAGAAGATTAACTCACTTGAAGGTCAGATCCAAGGTCTACAGCAGCAAGGCGTACCTAAAATTGAAGCACCGAAAACCCAAGAAGAACTTGAGGCTTTCAAGGCTCAAAACCCAGAGACGTATGCTGTAATTCAATCCATGGCTAACAATATGTTTCAGAGCCATATTTCTCAGTATGATCAGAAGCTTGCAGAGATGCAGGGTACTTTGAATGCTAGCGTACAGGAGAAAGCTAAACTTAAACTTAAGGAAGCTCATCCTGATTACCAAGAGATTATGAACACTGACGCATTTCACGACTGGGCTGCTACCCAGCCAGAGCAAGTTCAGGATTGGATTTTCAAGAACCCTGACAATGCGGACTTAGCAATCCAAGCAATGTCTTTATTTAAGTACCATAGTGGTTGGGGTAAAGATACTAAGGATACGCAATCAACTCAAGCTCCACAAGGAGGCGATGTCGCTGTCAATACACAGCAAGCCCAAGTGGACCCGATGGCTACAGGTCGTAATCACCCTGCTTACAAGTGGAAAGAATCTGAGATCGCTGCTATGCGTCCAGATGAATTCGCTAAGTGGGATGAACACATTACCTTAGCTCAACAGGAAAATCGTATCCTCTTCGGTCAATAGACTAAAACTAAATTAATTAAAGAGGTAATTTTAAATGGCTTATTTTGAAGGTACCACTGCCAGTAACTTTGGCGGTACTTCTCCTACTGGTGCATTCTCACCAACAATCTTCTCACAGCGCGTACTGAACTTCTTCCGTACTTCTTCTGTTGTAGAAGGTATTACAAACAATGATTACTACGGTGAGCTAGGCTCTTACGGTGACACAGTACGTGTTATCCTAGAACCACAAATCACTGTTGACGCGTACACTCGTGGTCAAACTGTAACTTCACAAGCATTGCCTGATAACGAGATCACTCTTGAAATCAGCAAGGCAAACAAGTTCCAATTCCAAGTTGATGACATCGAAGAGAAGTTGTCTCACGTAAACTGGGAATCATTGGCTACTGGTTCTGCTACATATGCACTTAAGAACTCTTACGACCGTGAAGTTCTTTCTTACATGGCTGTTAATGCTCAAGACGCTAACATCGTTGGTGCTGCTAACCACGGTGACGCTCAGGAAACTGCTAACGTTACTACTCTAGGTTTCGGTGCTGGTGAGACTGATCCTTTGAACCTTTTGTCTTTGCTATCGTTGAAACTAGACGAAGCTGAAGTACCAGAAGAAGGTCGTTACGTTGTTGTTTCTCCACGTTTCATGGAGTTACTAGCGCGTACTGACAGTAAACTTTTGTCTACTGATTACAACCAAGGTGAAGGTGGTCTTAAGAACGGTTTGGTCATGTCTGGTAAGCTTCGTGGCTTCTCTATCTACAAGACTAACAACGCTCCTAAGTTCACTACTGATACCACTGGTGCTGCTGATTCAGCTACCATCCGTGCTGCTCAGACTGAACAACGCGATCACTTGACTCCTAACGTAATCGAGGGTGGTGATGATGCTGGTGGTGTAGTTGGTGATGTTATCATCGCTGGTCACATGTCTGCCGTTGCTACTGTTAGCTGCTTGGATAAAGTTGAAAAGATTCGTTCTGAAACTACTTTCGCTGACATCATCCGTGGTTTACACGTGTATGGCCGTGGTGTAGTTCGTCCAGAGTCACTAGCTGTTGCTTACGTTGTTTACGCATAAGATTAACGTAATCACTCAGTAATCCCGAGGGATCCGAGGAAACTTGGGTCCCTTTTTTTGTATAAGGAGCATTAAATGTACACATTTCTTGAGGTGGTAAACTTGGCTCTAAGGGAAGTCAATGAAATCCCAATGACAGAACAACAACTAGCTAACGCCCGAGGATTACAACAGTTTGCTAAGGAAGCAGTTAATCGAGCTTTCTTCCATATTAGCAATGTTAGTACTAAGTGGCCTTGGTTACAATTAGCTACTGATAATGAGGTACAGCAAGAAGAACGCTTGCTTACTATTGGACAGCAGTGGTATGACACAGAAACTCTAGTTGATGGTATCCGACAGGAACCAGACTGGAATACTTTCCTTCTAACCGATAAGGATCTAACTAGTACTGATCCCGTGGTTATCGCTAGTAAACCTAAGTTTGTAAAGAACCTAGAGTTTATTACGTATGACGAATGGATTAGACGATTCCGTGTTGAAGACTTCGAAGGTAAAACAGGTGAACCTAAGTATGTAATTAAGTATGCTTCAGGTAGCTATGGTTTTTCCCCAGTCCCTGATGCTACCTACAGTGTAGCTTACAACGTCAGAAGTCAAGCTAGACGATTTACTCAGGCTACTGAAGAGATTCCTTTCCCTGAGGAATTCGTTACAGTACTTATAAGCCGTGTTAAATACTACCTATGGCTATTCCGGGAAAACGACATGCAAGCCAACTTCTCCCTTGGGGAATATAGAGAAGGCTTAATTGACATGAAACGTTCCCTGCTAAGTAATAAGGAAGAAAGAGTGAGGGCAATCTAATGGCAGGAAAAATGCAGGTACTATCTATCCCTTGTCGTGGTGGGTTGAACTTAAGTAGCAACAACCACGAACTACTAAGTAAGCCCGGTGAGGCTATTGACTTAGTTAACTTTGAGTGTAGTAAGGAAGGAGGATACCGAAGAATCAATGGTTTCGCTCCTCAGACTTTAAGTGCTCCTGATACTGGCTACATTAAGGGAGTAGCGAATTACCAAGGTATCCTTGTGGCTAGAGGTGATGCTCTTTACCACACTTCAGATGATGGTGTCACTTGGTATCAAGTAAACAGAGATATGTCTAATGTACCCGCAGGTTCCATTGGAGGTTCTACTATACTCCCTCGCCCTAACACAGTACGCTATATGTTTGCTCGTCACATCTATAATAATAAAGAATACATTTACATGACAGATGGAGCTAATCAACCTGCTGTCTTCTCCCTGACAGATGGTGGAGACTATAGGTTTGCAGAGATTACTTCTGATGCTGCTCCTTCGTTTCCCTTGGTAGGTGCTAAGTACTGTACCTTCTTCAAGAACCAATTGATACTCGCGGGTATGCCCGGGGATCCTACTTCAATATACTACAGCTCACTAGCTAATAGTGATTTCATAAGCCCTGAGGATGATGCTAAAGAAGATCCAGCTGAGAACTTCAACGGAGCTACTGCTGGTTCGATCTCCTTTGGTGACACAGTGATGGGCGTTAAGGTTCACAGGGAA